TAAGAACCACATACATGGAGTCCACAGCCCTTGGCGTGCGGATAATTTCGTCTTGTGGCAATTCTAGTGCTTCTCCCACCTTTGAGAGACGCATTTCCAGTGTTGTCAACTCAAACCGATCTGGCCAGCCCAAGTACCAGTGCCAATCGGTGTAATACCGCCAAGAGTTCTCATTGAATGCCCTGACATGGGTTGGGTCCTGCCAAGCGCCAAGACTCAAGTCATATGGCACATGAATCCGCATCTGGCCGCCAACCCTTAAAAGCTCTTTGCAGTTGGTCATGGCATCGACCAGATTGGGGATGTGTTCCAGCACATCATTGGCCACAATGGTTTCAAACATACCTGGCACGATCTCCAGCTGCCCAAACCTAGTCTTTAGCGTGTCGCCCCACTTGACCTTGCTGATATCGACCAGCCAGTCAGGATTCTTGCTGGCTTGAATATCTGCATTCAGATACTCAGCATTCCAGTCCTTGCCGGACCCTAGATTAAGAATCAAACCAGGCACTCGCATATTCTGGCCTGTTTTCTCTGAGCCATGGCAGCGCATCATCATGGAGCTTCTGCGCGTCAAAGCCAATGGTGTTTGAGCCAATATGGTGAACGTAACTTGCGCTCACATAGTGGCCATAGCCTTTTCTCACCAAGTCCATACAATGCACATCGTCACTGTACCAATTCAGAGGGGGAAACTTTGCCTCTTCAAATGCATCACTTGATATCCATGCAAAGATTGGGCTGACCTCTTGGGCCAGTTTGATGTGTGACTCAGACGGGAATTTGTAGAAGTTGAGCTTCTCCGGCTGCTCAGTGATCCGGACATTCTGACAAGGTCGGGCCGCGTCACACCTTGCCGCCACCCACCCAGCTTTGTAGCTGTTCATGGTCCTGACAATGGCCACATCCTCCATCAGCACCTTCACACTGGTGGGTGTCAGCACAATATCGTCATTGGCCACAATGCATGATGACCAGTCCTTGAGCGCCATCTCAATGATCTCGTTGTAGTCCTCGCCAAAGCTCCTTGGCTGGCCATAGATTTTGAAGTCGGCTTGGTAATTGTCAATCACCGACTGTGGGCCTCTGAGATAAACAGGACATTCTGGCGCGTATTGCTTAATGGATTCAAGCAGCACAGACAGTCCGTGGCCCTTGACAGTGGCAATGACAATCGGACAGATCATTTTTTTGCTTTGTTCCTGGCACTGATGGCAGCGGCCTTTGCCTTGGCATCGGCCTTGGAGCTTGCACCCCATGCCTTCAGTGACAGCAGCAGCCGTGTCGGCTCACCGCCCTTCATCTCAGGACCAGGCATATTGCCCATTCGCGCCAAGAATGATGCGCGCCTTGGATTGTCGCCAGCCTTGACTGGCGCTTTGAGGTCCATGCCCTCGGCCTTCGCACTGGCACGGCCCTTGGCGTTTAAGCCGCCAGAGGGTGACTTGCCCTCCTTACGCTGCCAAGCTGGGGTCTTCATTTCTTTTTTACTGGCTTGGCGGTTTTAGCCGCGGCTTTGAAGTCAGCAGCGCTTGGCGCGCCTTTAGCACCAGGCTTGCGCATCTTCTCGCCAGAGCCGGACTTGATACGCTCACGCTTGGCTGCAATATTGGAATACAAACCTTGTTTCATTCCTCTTCTCCCTCTTCATAGTCTTCAGATTCTTCACCCTCTTGCTCGCCAGTGTTCGGGCCACCGACCACCCATGCATTGCAAGTGCGACTCGCTGCGCACTTGAAGTCAAAGATTTCGCAGTAACCCAGATCGGCCAACTTGATCGTTCCCCATGGGTCGGCTTCCATGCCAATACCCTGCGCAATGCACTGCTTGATGTTGTCAGACACGTTGAATGCCGAGCAGTTACCGCACAGGCTTTTCTTGGCATCCACAATGCTGATGTCCCACTGGTCTGACTTCTTACGCCAAAAAGCCTCGTTTGGCAGCTTGGGATTCTCAGGACCATAGGCCGCGCTGGTGATTGCCTTTGCGCGGTTTTTTAGGTTGAGGGTAATGTCTTGCGTGGGCATTGGGCAGTTCTCGCCTGCACTCATGTCTTCGCCCTCTTCCATGTCTCTGTCCATGACCTGGTCCATGGTGCGTTTTAAAGTAGCCATTATTTTTTCGCCTTGTTTTTTGCCGTGCGCTGACCGCGCATGGGCATCTTTGCCTCAGACATGGCAATGGCCACCGCCTGCTTGGGGTTGGTCACAACCTTGCCAGTGCCACCGCTGTGGAGCTTGCCGGCCTTGTACTCACCCATCACCTTGCCGACCTTCTTTTGCGCTTTACTCATTGCCTTCATAGGTTTCCCCCATTGGTTTGTCAATACCCGAATTATGCAACCCGCGACAAGTTTCTGCGCAGGGGCTGAGACCACTTATTGCTTCCACCAGACCCGTACATCCCCGCCATTGCATCACTTGCAAATGTCAGGACAAAGGCATCGGCCTTGTCAGGGCTTGGCAGGCCCCGTCTCTTAATCTCATCTTTCCCCTCAATGGCGATCTTGCCATTTGAAGTGAATGAGTACCGCACTGTGGCCAGTTCAGCAATTAGCACCTCATCCTTTGGCATCTTGCAATCCCGCGCCTCAAGCCACGCCCTTGCTTTGTACCAAAGCTCTGCTTTCAGATTCCTGTAAGTCCCACCCATCGCGGGTGATTCACTCACATTGATGCCTCTGGCCGGCAGGCCCAGCTCTCTGAGCCGGTCCACCACCCCAGCCCCAAGGCCAATGCTATCCACCAATATTTCTTTCGGCTGCTGGCTGGGCGGCAGCGCCTGGTACTCGGCCACCACCGCGCCAGTCAATTGCATCAGGTCCAAATTTTTCCATGTCCGGATATTCTCTGTGACCGCATTGCCTTGGCGCTTGCACAGCGCTGACCTGTCACTACCAAACCGCGCCACATCCAAGCCCCAGAGCATGGGCGCGTAGTCACTTGGCGCGACATCCCGATTGACCGCACTCTCCAAGAGGTCCATGGCAATCACAGTGTCATCATCGCCTTTCGGAAACTCACCAATCACCCTGATCCGGTAGACGTTGCTCTCCTCGCCATAGCGCATGGCCATCTCTTTGACGTACTCATCACTCACCCGTGGCGAGTCAGTACACGCCACTTGGAATGTGGTCCACTCATCTGCCAGGCGCGTGTGGGTGTCATAGAAAAACCCAGAGCTTCGCACCGGATTCCCCAGCAGCAGTGTCACCGCATTGTGGCCAGACATCGAGCCAGCTGCCGCCTCGAACACTTGCTCTGGCACACCAGAAGCCTCATCGGCCACCAGCATCACATTCTCTGAGTGAATACCCTGCAAAGCCTCTGGTTGCTCGGCCCGACTTGTCCTGGCAGAGATAAACATCTCAGTCGGTGCAGCATTGAATTCAATCCTCTCTTGCTTGACAGTCAATAACCCCTGCAAAGGCAAAGGCATCGCATTGATCCACCTCTTCAATTCAGCAAACATCGCGTCATACAGCTGAGAGCTTGTCGGTGCAGTCACCACCACCTTGACTGGAGACCGCGTCATAAAGTACCAGAGCATGGCCCAGCTGCTTGCCGTACTCTTGCCCACCCCGTGGCCACTCCTAACCGATATCTTCCTATCCCCACGCGCTATCGCACCAAGAAACTTCACTTGCCACGGGTCAGGGTCAACACCAAGCACCTCCCGCACAAATAGCACGGGGTCCGGCTGATATCGCTCCACCCACTGCGCAAAAACATTCTCTTTACTCATGGGTGAATGGTCTCATACATGGACCATGCCCGAGGACTCATCGCCCACTTATGCGCTTGAAGTTCATCAGTCCTGACCAGTATCAGCAAGTGATACGTCATCGCCAAATCAAACATCTCCTCATTGATCGCCTCCATCATGCGAATCTTCAAATCCAGCAACATCACAGAAAGATGCAGCGCAGTCAACAAATCAGTCATTTGGCCATCCCCTTAAAGTTCTGACTGGTCACCCTATTGGTCCAGCACGATGCACATATCCACCGCGACCTAGACATCTGCACACCACCCTCGGGTGGCTTCATCTCTTCGCATTTATTACAAAGCCGTAATTTATGGCCATGCACATTGCCGTTGAGCCTGATGTGGTTATTTACAAAATTGCTCTTCATACCCTTGCCGGACAAGTTCTGCCCTGCTCACAGTTCTGGTGGCATGGTGGACATTTCCGGTCAATGAAATCATGCTCACTCACCCATGTCCTCAGTACCAACCCACAGGCCGGACCAGTGGGCGGCTCTTCTTTCTTTTGCACTAAATATTTCCACACCATCCAAGCAATGAATAAAACATTCACCGCAATAATAAAATAAATAATAGTCACTGTATTCTCTGAATTTTATTATGTGGGTGCGTTAACCACTTATCACCTAATAATCTAATCGCTTTAATATATTGCTTCTGATTATGTCTATTCGTACTACGCGGGACATAATCGACATTAAATAATTGCCTGACTTTGGTTAATAACGCTATATTCATATTATCCCCACGATCTGGTTAATGTCCACCCATGCGTGCAAAGCAGTATGCCCGTCTGGACTCATTAAGGTGCAGAAGATTTTTCCGTCTTTAGTGTCAGCAGTGTCGATCACGATCCACTCTTGACCTTTGAGAATCACTGTCGCTTGCTTCGTTTTCATTCGTTACTCCTTAGTTTGTGGAGTTGACATTTTTGCACAATTTGACTTAGTTGTTACTTTTTTAAAAATTTTTTTTTGTAGCTGTTTAGTGCCGCCACAGTCGCCCCCGCCAAGCCGGCCAAGGGGGGGGGTCGCGGCCACCGACCGCCAGCCGGCCACCGCTGGGTTATCCACGGATTTTGGCCAACCTTATCCACAGATTCCTGTGCATAAGTAGGCTTGTAATACTTTGATGCACTTAATTCTGTGGATATCTACTTATCCACTTAACATAATGGTGGTTGTATAAAGCGACTGAATGCTTCGGTATTCATTTATGCGGAATCGTCTAGTGACACGACAGATCGTTTGCGCAGGGCATCGAGCGCCATGCTTCCGAGGTCGATATTGACCAGGGGCTGCTGCTTGTCACCATACTCGTCTGGAGCCTGCTTAGAGGCCAGCCAGCGCCTTGTATCCACTCTCAGCTTGGCCACCTGTGCGTCTTGAGGTGTGGCAGCGTCTGCAATTTCCAGCGTTTGCTCTGCTAAACTTCGACCACCTCGCGCACGGGCGCGCGCAAGGGCATCAGCCCGTTCTGCACCTCCTC